CAGGCGGACAACACGAAGTTCATCAGCACGCCGACGGTAGGTTCGGCGGTCGACCTGTGCGCGGTCGTCGACATCACGGGTCACGAGGTCGGGGGGTTCCTTTCGATCACCGGAACGCTCGCGACGGCGGCTGCGAAGACCAACGCGGGCGCGGCGGTGAACATGACGAACGGCGTCATCGTCGCCCCCGGCACCATCGGGATCGACACGGCGGCGGACAACACCGGAGCGTACAAGTTCTCGATCCTGTACGTTCCTCTGGAAGACGGCGCGTCGATCACGGCGGCGTAGGCAACGCAATTCATCCGATGGGGCGGGGGCCGGATTACAGTCGCGAAGGCTCCCGCCTCGCAGTACAGGAGGCTGACAGATGGCGATCTCAGTCACTACCCCGACGCCGGGGAAGTTCGGGTGGATCATCAACGCGACGAGTGCGGACGCCTCGGGATGTGAGGAGCTGAAGGCCGCGCCCGCAGCGTCCTCGGGGTTGGCGATCGCCGTCGACCACCTGACGATCAACAATGGGGCGAACGCGATCAGCATCACGATAGGGTCTGGGGAGGCAGCGGGAGCGGTGGAAACCGCGCTCATCGGACCGGTCGCGATGGCAGCGAACACATCGCTCCAGTTCATGTTCCCATACGGGATGATCCTTACGGCTGAGAAGTCCCTCACGGTGGACGCTTCCGGTGCCGGGGCGATCTGCATCTTCGCTCAGGGACGGATCGTGTGACATGAACGCCGTCATCGTCAACGCACCTACCATCGAGCCGATCACGGTGCAGGAAGTGAAGGACTACCTGCGAGTGGACACGAACGTGGACGATTCCCTGATCGCCGACCTCATCTCGTCCGCACGGGAGGAGGTCGAGGACTGGACGCGGCGGAAGATGATGGTGCAGACGTGGGACTACTATCTCGATGCGTTCCCGCAGAAGAACTACATCATCCTGCCGTTCGGTCGGCTGAACTCCGTGACGTCGGTGAAGTGGAAGGATACGGACGGCACAGAGACGACGTTGGTGGAGAACACGGACTACCTCGTCGAGACAAACGGGGACCAACTCGGGAAGATCATCCTGCCCTACGGGGAGACGTGGCCCTCCGGCCCGTTCTATACGACGCATGCAATCGTGATCCGGTTCGTGTGCGGGTGGACGGCGATGTCATCCGTGCCGGGGAAGATACGGACGGCGATCAAGTTGCGCGTCGCGGCGAGGTACGAGGACCGTGGGGAGTCCGTCGTCGGGCAGACGGTTGTTGAGAACAAGGCAGCGGAGATGCTGATCGCGTCCGAGCGGCTGTGGTGGTGCTTCCAGTGAGGATCGGTGGGAGATATGGAAACTTGACCATCGTCGGGGAAGTTGACCGCAACAAGTGGGGGAAACGTCGTTGGTCATGTGTTTGCGATTGTGGTGAAAATGCAATCGTAATCCAGTCGCACCTAAAGTCTGGGGTGACGAAAAGTTGCGGATGCCTAAAACGGCGTCAAGCGCATAATTCCATCGACCTCGCTGGGAACAAGTACGGGATGTTGACAGCTATAAAGAGGATAGATGGAAAGAGGAACAAAGACAAAAAGGCGATGTGGTTGTTCAGGTGCGATTGTGGTAAGGAAAAGATTATCTCCGGGACTGCCGTGAAGTCAGGAAACATTAAGAGTTGTGGTTGCCTTCTTCACGAATCAAGGGTCGGCGAGGGAAGTTTTATTAGTTACGGATACGTTTTTCTAACAGGTAAGAACGGGAAACGAGATAGGAACGGAATACTGCGCGGGGTCCCGGAACACAAAGTAGTAATGGAACGGCATCTCGGCAGAAAACTGAAATCTTATGAAAGTGTACACCATAAGAACGGGGTCAGGTCGGATAACAGAATTGAGAACCTTGAACTGTGGAGCGGAAAACATTCCAACGGCCAACGAGTGGATGACATGGTGGCTTTCTGTATAGATTACCTCGCCGAATACGCACCCGAATATCTGGACTTTAACGGGGGGTTGAAGAAGTGCGCATCGGAGGACTGAGACACAGAATAGAACTCCAAGCATACACATCTACATCAGATGGTATGGGGGGAGAACAGACGAGTTGGAATACCGAAGACACGGTACGCGCTGCCATCTGGCCTGCGTCGGCGGCGGAGCAGTTGAAGGCCGGGGCGCAGACGATGACTGCGACGCATCGCATCCAGATCCGGTACTACGATGGATTGGCTCCATCCTGGAGGGTTAAGTTCGGAACGCGGTACTTTTCGATCGTCAGCATTATCGACAAGGACGAGAAGCACGTCCAGATGGACCTGATCTGCCGCGAGGTCGTTGCATGAACGCGCTGTCGCTTGACCTCACTATCGCTAGGAAGTGCGACGCATGAAGAACCTGACGACCGCCATCTACTCGCACGCGACCGGCACGGCGTTCTCCACGTCCGTCGGCGGGCGGTTCTACAAGGCCCGCATCCCGCAGGGTACGGCGTTCCCGCATGCGTTGTTCTTCGTCGTGACGGATACGCCGATGGACACGTTCACCGACAGCATCGAGGACGTGACCGTGCAGTTCTCGATCTTCTCGAAGGCGTCGAGCAGTTCCGAGATCGAGGACATCTTCACGAACCTGAAGTCGGCGTATGACGGGGCGTTGCTTACGGTAACCGGGAACACGATGATCACGCTGGATCGCGGCGTAGCGAACCTGACGACTGTAGCGGAAGACACCCCGGACGGGTCGGGGGAATACTGGCAGTACGACGTCGACTACAGCATCATCATGCAGAAAAACTGAGGGGAGGCAGCATGGCGAATCCGGGGAGCGGAGTCCCGAAGGACAGCGCGAAGTTCGCTGAGTCCGCGACGATCGCGGTGTCGACGTCGGAACCAGAGGCGGTTCCGTTTGCGAGCGGCAACCTGACGGGTATCCCGATGGTCGAGGAGATTGAGAAGTACGTCTACTCCATCGGGACGGACGACGTCCAAGTGTTCGGTGGGGACAAGATCGGGGGTGGGTACATCCAACAAATCCCGGAGGAGATCGCTCCGTGTGTCCACGCGATGCTGTCCTCCAGTGAGCACATTGACTCATACCTTGAGATCGGTGCCGCCGCCGGGGGTATGACGCTGCTGATGCATAACTACTTCGCGCCGGCTGTGATCACGCTGGTCGACACGAACGAGCATCCACGTTGCGTGAACCGCCCGCAGGTGCTTGCTGGCATCAAGCGTGATGAGGTGATCGGGGACTCGAACAGCGAGGAAACCGCAGCGAAAGTCAACGCCCTCGGATACGTTTACGACGCGATCATGATCGACGGCGTTCATTACTACGCGAACGTGAAGAAGGACTACGACCTGTACGCACCGCTCATCAGGGACGGCGGGTTCCTCATGCTGCATGACTCCGTGCGGACGGCCTGGGGTGTGCCGAGACTTGTCGCCGAACTGAAAGAATATCCAGCATGGCAGTTCATCGGCGAGTGGGCGTCGAAGAAGATGACGCCGTGCGGCGTCGCGCTGTTCCAGCGGGTGACGTGATGGCAATTGTCTCCGAGGCGGGCAGTCTTACCCCGAAAAAGGGACTGGACGGGAGGAGGAGTTGAAGTTCTCATTCGGCGCACTCGTGAACGACATCGTCAGGTTGGACATGGTGCTGCGGAAGTCGGAACTTGATCCGACGCTGCCGTGCCATACCATCAAGACCCCTTCCTGCGCGACGGTGGGGATGAACAAGTTGATCGCCCTGTTTGAGAAGGACGGCGCGGACGTGGGTGTCCTTACGCATCAGGACATGTTCTACCGGAACGGCTGGCTCAAGCAGGTGGAAAGCCAGATCAACCTGCTGCCGTCGAGTTGGGTCGTCGCCGGGATCGTGGGGAAGGACATGGGCGGCGCGATCTGCGGGAAGTTCCACGACATGCGCATTCCGCAGTGCTTCAACACGGACGATCTGCACACGTTCCCACATCCCGCTTCGTGCTTCGACGAGTGCTGTATCCTCGTCAACATTAAAAAGGGGTTCCGGTTCGACCAGCGGTTGCGCGGGTTCGACCTGTACGGGACACTCGCTGTCTGTCAGGCGTGGGAGATGGGAGGAACGGCGTGGATCATCGACGCATACGCGGAGCATTACTGCATGCGCCCGTTTACGTGGTTCCCCGACAAGCAGTTCGAGATGGGGTTCAAGTGGTTGCATGAGAGGTTCCCGGACGCGCCGCGCATCGACACGACGGTGCTCGGCGTCCCGAAGAAGAGCAACCCGGCGAGGTACGACAAGGAGGAACCTACCGACAAGAAACTGCATGACCAGATAGAGGCTGCGAAAAAAGAGGCGAAAGAGGCGGTCGTCTGATGGGGAACAGCGGGAGGTTTCAAAAGGGGGATAAGACGAATCTCGGCAGGGTTCCGACCGAAATGAATGGAAAAAAGAAAGGAGAAAAGTATTCCAAGAATACGGGTGGAAAGTGTTGTTTTTCGATGAAACGCAGGTCAACCAACGGAATGTCCTGAAACAACTGGGGCAGAAAGGAGTACTACAGTGAGTTCGATCGGCGGGCGTTTGGCGAAGATCATGTATGGGTCGACTGTTGTTGCAGGCATCGGGACGTGGAGCATGTCGGGGTTCGTCCCGGACATCCAGGAGGACACGGCGTTCGGGGATACTGTTAAGACGTGGGTTCGCGCCGGGATCGACGATGCGGGTACGGTGTCGTTCGACGGCTTCTACGACCCGGCTGACACGAACGGGCAGGTCGCGCTGAACGCGCTCGCGACGAACACGAGCGGGCTGACGAACCTGTACTTCTACGAGTCGACCTCCGTGTTCTGGCGGGTCGGCACCGGCGGGACGATCCTGCTCGACAAGTTCAACGTCGTCAACATGAGTAAGAACGGGCTGGCGACCATATCGTTCTCCGGCAAGGTCAGCGCTGCGGCGATGGAGCGCGTGTCGTAACGTCTGAAAACCAGCACGAGGAGGAAAGATGAGATTCGATCTGTCCGAGGTACAAGGCGAGTGGTTCAACTTCTTCCGGTCCGAGATCAAGGAGAACGGTGACGTCAACTACCTTGACCCCGAGCCGAACGCCGGGAAGGTCTGCCTGCGGATTGCGGATGCTGACGCGATCGAACGCATACAGGCACAGACACGGAAGAAGAAATCCGAGTTCGTCCCGAACCCGAGGACGCGGCAGATGGAGCGCGTCGTGTACTACGATCAGACCCCCGAGCAGGAGAAGAAGGAGCGGGAGATGATCTGGGATTGGGCGATTCAGGACTGGTCGGGGATACTCGACAAGGACGGCAACGAGATCCCCTGCACGCTGGAGAACAAACTTCGGCTGATGAGCATCCCGGTGTTCGCCCGGTTCGTCGGGCGGTGCCTGCAACTCATTACCGGGGCGAACGCGCAGACGTCGGAGGCGGAAGTAAAAAACTCATAGCCCGGATAGAGTGGGTGGAGGACTACTCCCCCACCTGTCCGGGCTGTACCGAGATGTACGCACGGCGGACACCCCCAGGTGTTCCTCCGTGCGACACGTGCAGGGTGGAACCTATCGAGGAGAACGCCGATGCGGAACTCGTCTACCAGATGGCGAAGCGACAGGTCCGCATCGCGCCAGGATCAGGTCAGATCATCGACCTCGACTATTCAGCCGTAAAAGCAATCATGGACATCTTTTCCGTACCCGATCAGCGGTCGTGCTTCATTAAGGTCGCCCGGTCGTTTCACCATATGCTCGCCAAACGGCAGTCAGCGGAGGGGTGATGCGAATCG